CGTTTCCGAAGCTTTATCAACATATCTAGCGCCATCAAGCATGCCTTCTGCAAGACCTTGCGAGGTAAATACACCTAGTTGAGCCATTACTCTGGATGGAGAATGGATATTCAGAATATCTTTGATCTTTCCAGTAATTGAACCCGCGATGTCTTTCACAGCATTTTTTACATCCTCGATTTTGCTTGTTATACCATTAATCAATCCGTTGATAATATCTTTCCCGATTTGTAGTAAATCGATTTGACGAATTTTATCAAATGTATTTTTTACTGATTCAACGGCATTGCTAACACCTGTTTTGAGATCTTCCCAAGCTTGTGCAGCGCCTTTTACAATATTCTTCGCAGTATTTACTACCGCATCTTTCGTATTTTCCCATGCATCTGCGACACCTTGTTTGATTGATTTCCAAGTGTTGATTGCATTTTCTTTTGTGGATTGCCATAAGTCAGCAAAATATTGTTTGACAGAGTTCCACAAATCAATGGCGCCTTGTTTCATATTTTGCCATGTTTCAGCGACTGCTGTTTTAGTGCTTTCCCAGCTATCTATAGCAGTCTGTTTGATGTTTTGCCATGTCTCAACAAAGTAAGCGACTATACCGTTAAATACGTTCACAGCTGTTTCGGAGATCGTTGTCCAAACATATGCCAACGCGGCCTTGATACCGGTCCATACGTTTAAGAAAGCCATCTTTGTATTTAACAAAAAGCTGTCAAATATTGCTTGAATTGAACTCCAAATGTTTGCGCCAGCTTCTAGAATATTATTCCAGACCGCGATCATATTGTTCTTAGCTTCTTCCCATCCGCCAGAAATCATTGAAGTAACAAACAATACAGGAGCCAAGATGATGTTTTTCAAAATCTCGAACATTTGTCCTGCAATCTTACCTAGGTTCTCCCATAATGTAGATAAGAATAGTTTCATATGGATAAACGCATTGCGTATACCATAAATCAATACGCCAAATCTACTCATGATAGCATCTTTTATACTGTCTACAATTGAAGAAATTGTTGATTTGATGCCTTTCCACAAATCAGCAAACCATTGTTTGACACCCTGCCATGTAGAAACGACACCATCAACAGCATCACTAAACGCCTGCTTGACACCATCCCACATATCCATTGCTGTGTCTTTGATTCCTGTCCATAGATCAGCAAACCATTGTTTTGTACCTTTCCACGCCTCTTTAACAGAATTTACTGCGTTCTTTGTACCATCTACCAATCCATTCCATGTGTTCGAAAAGAATTCTTTCATACCTTCCCATGCGGAAATAATCCAATCCACAGCTGCACCTACTGCTTTTTTTATACCTTCCCACAAGCCGATCCAAAAGTTTCGGAAATCCTCACTTGTGTTCCAAAGGTAGATAAAACCAGCAACAAGAGCGATAACGGCTGCAATGATTAATCCAATCGGATTTAAGTTCATGAGAACGTTCATCATCTTTTGAGCACCGTTGTATAGTTCAACTGCTTTTCTAGCGGTTCCCATAACGCCTTGATAAATACTGATATAGCCT